TCTATCCAGATTTTCATAATCTTATATACGGATAGCATATCATCATCACGGAAGTTTACATTCACTGTACCCGCCGTTTTAGTTTTAATCGTACTTTGACCATAAGTATTTTTCCAACCAGTGAGTGTTTCACCCGCTTCGGTTGTTTCCAATACTTCATCTTGTACATCTAAGCCTGTTACACGGTCAGTTAAGATCGGTATGAATGAATGTCCACCACCTGCACTATTACCCATAAGGTAACTACATAATACAGGATGCGATTTTAACATGCTATACATCAAGGCAGATGCATGAGCATGAGCTACCGCAGTATCTAAATTCAATACACTAGCTCCTGTATCATTAGCAAATGATAAGTTCATATCTGGTCTTGTAAAGAAGATATGACCTTTAGAGCCGAGTAATTCATTATTCGGTGTTGGTAGACGATAGCGATTGAATTTGTTAAAGATTGTCGCTCTATCCGTATGAATATTAAATTCATCATAGATAGCATCAAATCCAGAACTATATTCATCGTATAAGTCATCACTCATATCTTTAAAGATTTGAATATCGTCTTCTTCGATATGTGGAGGATCTGTTACTAATGGAGTCGCATAGGATTCATCTTGTTCCCATTCATAAATGCCACCAAATCGTTTAATAATAGTTCGACCATCACAACCTTTATATTTAAAGTATTCGATCGCATGTTGGTCGATAGCTGCATAATGAATTTGGCGTTGTTCATATTGACCATCGAATAAACTGCCACCATTATCAAAGGAAGGTCGTTCACCTGGCCAATCTTTAGCATCACCACTATATAAACTACCACCATCTGTACCACCGATATACTTACTAAATTTATCAGTAATACCTGGATAGGTTTCACCGAATATATTGAAGATATCGGATAGTTCAGAACCAAAATCAAAACCGATTACATAGCGTAATCGAGAAGATATAACACCAGATAGTAACCCACGGAAGTTATTTAATAAACCCCCATCTCTACCAAAAAAGGAACCATCACGAATATTACCGATCGTAGCACCCTTTAATAGACTGCTTACATATTTATTCTTAGTTCGAATAAATGAATCGATACTCATATTATTTAATCGATTGGGCTTCTTTTCTTGCACTTCACCCTGACCACTAATGGTTCGCCATGATGTGGAAGAACCTTTAAAGCTAACTGGCTTACCAGGATCGCCTTGTGCCCAAGCTTTATTGCCTGGTGTAAATACGTAATTACTATTGGAATTAGTTGGTGTACCACTATTCACTTGACCGGCAGACCATAATGTGCCACTTCCTACACTAGAAGTTGGTGATGGTGCACTACCTGTTAAAAATTTAGATAATTTATTTAAACTACCAAATGAACGTCTAAACGGGTTTTTCTTATCTTGATTAGCATGGTTAGCTACACGTTGAGATGAGAATTCCACATCTCTATCAATCACAACATCAGCTGCATTGATATAGCCACCATTGGCTGTTCTATAGTAAGAATCCAGACCATTTTTATGTAGGGATACGAGAGCAACAAAATCATTTGTATATAGTTTACCTAAGCTCGTCCCTAACTCATTAGGTTTACTAAGAATAGGGGTTGTGCTTTTAACTCTTGCTTCTAAATACATATATATGTCACCTCATTAAATAGGACTGTAATCTTATTTGAATGTTAAAACCATATATTCACATGGACTTGTACAATAGATTATAGTATCATATAGAACATTTTAGGTATTTAACAAATATATAATCTATCCTGAATAAGAAAGGAGACCTAATCACATGATTGATACTGTATTGGGCAAAATTCTTTCAGTCGTTAAAGGAGGACCTGGCAAACAAGCCTATGATTACCTTAAACCATCTGAGAAGTATAAATCCATTGCCCGTCAATCAGACAAAGCAATTTGTCAATTTCCAGTAATTGCTTCTAAAGCAATGACGTATGATACAGCTACTATGATTGTAAAGGCATGTGAACGCAATTTCACTACCTTTATGGGGGTTGTTATCGGTCTTAACCAAGTAATTGATAGTAATACCGGTGCAGTCGATTATATTAGTCGTTTTCATACAAATACAGACGACACTATTGAACGCGTTGGTGGGTATATCGATACTAAAGTCAATGAGTCCGTCTCTCCTATCGATAAAAAGGAAATGCAACGTTTATTGTTAGAAGCTAATGTTGAATTTGGCTCTCAATTCGAAGCACAATCCTTAAATGATCGATATAAACCAGTTGACATTAAATCTATCCTCGCAACTGAATCTGAACATAAAGGTGCGATTTACGTTGGGATGAGCGATGAGGAAAAAGCTAATGCTTCATTAGCTAGTAAAACAGTTGAACCTCCATTCAAATCTATCCTTAAAGATAGTGATGTCAAAAAAGCAAATGAGTTGGTCCCATCGTTAATGTCAGTACAACTAGTACAACGCAACGATGCGGGTCAAAATATCCCTATTCATTTCTTACTAGGAATCAAAGCTGTATTACATCCTGTTGGTTCTGTAGAAATGATCAATAATGTATTTAAGGCATTTGATAAAGGTTCTCGTGGTAAATTCTTCGATTTCCTTCGTTGGACAACTGGTGAAATCAGTTTCATTAAAGACTTAGTATTAGGTCTTGATGAAGTAAAACGAGATATCAGTGCTGAACGCAACAAAAAAGAATCCCCTTGGTGGAATATTCTTCGTAATCGTAACTCTATGGGACGTTTCCGTAGATGGACTAAAACTGCCCCATTGTTACCTAATGCAACCATTGCTATGACACAAGCTGAAGTGGATAACCTTCGAGCTAATACAGGAGTCGATATTTTAGACCCTGGTTCTGCTGTACAAGTTATGCAACAACTTGGTCTATTACAGTTCATCGTAGTTGATGATGCAAATGATGTAGCGTACTTCTTGATCGATGGTCAAACTAAATTCCAAACCTACACATTCAATGCATTACAACGTGATAATGGTGATGCTGAAAAACAAGCAATGCGACTCATTAAGCAAATGAATAAGTTATAAGGAGTACACGCATATGGTTGAAAATCAAGACTTAGAAGTTATTCTTGCAGAAAGTTTAACTCCTAAAGAATTCACACAACTTTCTTTGGCGTTAGAATCCGAAGAAGTTCAAGCTGGATTTATTCAACGACTATATGGTCGAGTACTATCCAGTATCCAACGTTGTATTCTCGGTGGCAAAAACAATGATATGTTGAAAGTGATTGCTGATACGAAAGGTGATTTCTCTAAACATCCTTATTTTGAAACACAAGGTGAGAAACCCGCTATTGCAACGATCTTCACTAAATCTAACAATGCTACTGTAAAAGAAATGGGTAAACATATTTTATTGATTTCTAGTTTCTTACAACGTCATAAATCTGATTTCATGAAAGGTATCCATGCGGGTTGTCCTGCTTGCCTTTCTTTATATACAACGTTTGTGTTAAATTGTGTAGTTGGTACTAGCTATGCTATTATGATTGAATCGGATAAAAAAGTGACACCATTATGTAAAACTGGTGTTGAAGCATTAGAAAAATCTGCCGAACTCATCAATAGTCATAACGCTGAAAAAGTATTCGACAAAGATGTCCAATTGACAGAAGGTCTTGGCGACATCTTAATGAAAGCAGTTACACAAGTTAATAAGTGGAAAGCATTTACAGTTGTCGGTGTTGCTTTACTTGCATTCTTTATACTTGGTAAATATATTGTATTTGCCATTTATAAATCCAGAGTAAAGTTATCCGATTACTTAGCTCAACAAGCATTGTATCTTCAACTCAATGCTGAAAATGTTAAAAATAATAGTAATTTATCTAAAGAAGAAAAAGAATTGATTCTAGCAAAACAAAAGAAAACGGCTGAATTACTTCTTAAATATTCTGACAAATTAGCAATCGATGGTGTCAAATCTACTCGTCAAGCAGAAACTGATAATAAGCGCGATACAAAAGCGATTATTGAAGATTCTAAAGACGATGCAGTTGATGTCACTAGTAAACCAGGCGAAGCTAACACTGGCTTGCCATTATTCTAGGAGGAATAACGAATGTTAAATTTCGAAAAATTTGTATTAGAAGCTGAAGAAGCAAAAAATACTGACGCAAAAGTAAATCCTGAAACTGAAGAAGAAATGGAAGAAGCGTACACTGACTTTATGGTAGAATCCATTCAACTTCAAATCGCATTAGTAAAAGCTGATGCTCATTGCATGGAACAATACATGCAAGCAACTACTGAATCTGCTAAAGCAGACATCGTTGCTACATACGAAGGTGCTGTATCTGAATTCTTCGATCGTTGGAAAGAAAAATTGGGTAAAGCATCCGAATCCGTATCCAACTGGTGCGAAAAACGTGCTAAAGACTTCGATGGTCAAATTAAATTGAATTCCAAAAAATTCATGGAAAAATATGCTGATGTATTGAACAGCAAAGATTGCGACCAAGTAATGGTACCTTGGTCTGATATCGACGTTGCTAAAATCGATGCATTTGCTGGTAAAGAACAAATCTTCATGCAAGCAGCTAAAGAAATCGCTAAAGCTGATTCTGCAGAAAAACTTGAATCCTTGGTTAAAAAATACGAAGGTAAAGCTGACGATGAAGCATTGAAAGCTCTTCAAAAAGCTCTTGATGACGCTAACGTTGAAAACGAAAATAAAGAACGTAAAGAAGTTAAATTCGGTTCCATTAAACGTAAAGCTATCGCTAATGCAGGTGAAGCTTCTGTAATGAATATCGTTAAAGCATACCGTCAAGCAGGTAAAGATATGAAAGCTGCTAAAGCTGAAGTATTAAGCTTACCTGTAGAAGAACGCAACCCATTCAGCAAAACTGCTTTGAGTGCTGCCACTAAATATGCTAACCGTGGTATCCGTGCCGCTAAAGATATCGCAGTGTCTCGTGCAGGCGCTAGAAATGACTTGTTCTTCAATGCTAAACGTGCTTGCGTTAAAGCTGTTCAAGGTAAAGGCGCTGCTCAAAAAGCTGCTACTGAATCCTACTCCTTATTAGACGACATGTTAGCATCCGTATTCTAATTTGAATACTGAACACTAAAATATAGATACTACTCTCTTGGGTAGTATCTATATTTATTTCGCGGTTTTTACATTATAGTAATTTATTTAACAATATATCCTATATAGGAGGAATATTCGATGTTGCAATTTGAACAATTTGTAAATGAACGTACAGTGCACGTTGAAGAAATGCATTTTGAAAATTATAAAGAATTCAATACTACATTCCTACAATATACCACTGAGTTCACAAATCTTCAATTGGCTATGGAAAAGGCAGATGCCAAATGTATTGAAGAATATAAGAAAGCAACTACTGAATCAGATCGAGTTGCTATCAGTGTAATCTATGAAGGTACATTAGCCGATTTCATTAAACGTGCTAAAGAGAAAGCCGCAAAAGTGATTGATAGTGTAATCAATTTCATCAAAGGTGTTATTGATAAAATCAAAACTAAGCTTGGTGATTGGTACAATAAATTCTTTAACAAATACTACGAATTATTAAAATCCAATAAAGTTGATCATGTCAAAGTACCTTGGATTAAAGTCAAAGAACAAAAACTAAATAACATTAGTAGAAACTTTGACGTACCATTTAAATATGTTGCCGATTGCTTTAAAGCAAAGAGTGATGAAGAATTTAATGATGCACTTGAAAAACTTCAAGACTCTATTGATGTACTAAGTAAAACTATAGATGATATAGTTAGAGCAGTTAATGAATCATTTAAATATAAAGAAGACGTTGAGTTTGGTAAGATTAAAGCTAGAGCGATAGAACGTGCTAGTAAAAAAACATATGAAGGCAATCTTGATGAAATGAACTTCTTATTAAAATGCTTAATGGATATCAAAAAGCGGACGAGTGTTGGTATAATTGATAATGTCAAGACAATGAATAATCCAGCACGATCCCAAAAAATCATTGTTGTAGCTTCAACTCTAGTAAACATGTATGCAAGATATGCTCATACAGTATATAAATATACAATGAGCACTTACTGGACGGCTCGTAAAGCTTGTACAATAGCTATCAATGAATTACGTAGTCAAAAAGAACAAACCAATGAATCAGTTAGCTTATTAGATCAAATGCTAACAGATATGTAAAACACAAATAAGATCCAGATACCAATCGGTATCTGGATCTTTTATTATATTTCTGATTTTACGATACGATAAGCACGTTTGATATTGCCTTTAATTGGACTCTTTTTAAGTTCCTTTTCTTCATTGGTTCGATTACGCTTACCTTTAGATAAAATCTGTTTTAAATAGTTGGTAAATGCGTGGAATGCTTGTCCCATCATGGATATACGAATTGTCAATATACGTAAACTTGTTTGTACATACAGTTTAAGTTTCTGCATGGTATTGAAATGATCTTGGTCAACGATATGCCCCAACTCTTTTTCAACTGCTTTGAGATGACCATCTAGTTCAACCTTTTGACTTTGCACAATAGAGATGAGATCTTTGTATTTACCACAATAGCCAAGCATCATATCAACAATAGGTGCTATTTTAGATGGGGAATCGATAGTAACAACATCCGTTACACTGGCACCCCTATAGAATGTTTTAATATCATTAAATGAACGAAATTCGGTGAATGTATCTAGTACATCTTGTTCCGATTTAATATCACTAGTCTCTAACTTTCTCCATACGGATGCATTGTAAGTTGGAATAGGATTTCGTTTATCCATCAACTTAGTGATAGCATTCCAGTATGGGACAGCATTAATAGAGATATCCCTATAATCACGCTTTTTCAATTCGTTGAAGTCATCGATATGATGATCAATCCATTCTTGATGTACTTCATACATAGAACGAATTTTTTTAATCCATGATTGAATCAATTTAGCGATATAGTTACGTATTTTAACGACCCATTTTTTAATGGTATCGATCAATGTATTATGGATAGATTTTTCTTTGATTCTATCAAGTACACTCACTTCAAGTACAACTGAATCAAAACTATAATTGGCATCAAGAATAACCGATTCGGTTAAACAATCAAGATGATTCATAGTATCACCCCTTATTGTGTAATCATATCCATAAACGTTTGACGTTTATTTACATGAGTCATGATATTCGTAATGGTAGTATAGAATTCTAGGAACGCCATCATTTTATAGTTGATATAGGTGCAGATGTCATTGATAGCCATAATACCCAATGCACTTAATACTTGAACAGCATCGAATAGTTTAAGAATCATCTTAACACGTGCTGGGATATTCGTCATAGTCATAACATCTTTAATCTTACTGCGAAGTAGAGATAATAGAGTTGTGATGGTTTCTTTGACTTGATTGATCGCTTTATATAGATAAGCCAATTTCAAAGCATCATACTCTTTATCGAATTTAGCAATGGAATTAAACATATCTCGGATGAACAATTCACCTACACTGACAGGAACGCGTTGTTCAGATGGGAAGAAAATACGATGTACGGTATCATTAAAGGCAGTGCCACTTAAACTCTTTGTTTTGATATACTTAGATACCCCAACGATATCGGCACGGAAGTTATAGATACCATTTTCTTTAATATCTTTAATTTCTTCATCGAATTCATCTAGGTCAAATTTTTGTGTACCCAATTTATGGATTAATTTACCAAGTCTATCCCAACCTAAACATTCATTAAAATTGATTGTACGTTTATCAGTCATGATAGGGTTATAGATATACATGGTAAAGGTTTCTGATTGACGACCTTTGAAGATATAACTAATAGCATCGACGGTAATCATGGAACGTTGTTTATTGATTTCTTTATGTAAGCTATTCACGCGTTTCATGGTATAGTCACAAGCATCAAATGCTGTTTTTTCTACTTTTTTAATATGGTCTGTAATGGTAGTGATCGCTAATTTAAACGATTCATCAGTTACTGCCTTACTAACTATTTTAAGTGCATCCGCAGTATTTTTGCGTACAGTTGATAGGAAATTATTATAGAACCCAACTGCACCGACCATTGGGTCAAAGGATGCATTTCCTACTTCAGTAGATAGGAAACGGGCTTCTTCGAATACGATATCGATCTCGTTATTCATAAGGTGTACACCTCTTTCTACATAGTAAATTTTAGCTAAAATTGTTATTAGTTTGTTTTTTAGAGTAAGAATGGGTATATAGCATGAAGCTATATACCCAAAAAAATTATTTTAATGACCTAGGTCTAGGTGCCTTAGATGGTGTATGTGCATCTTGAACCTTCTGATTATATTCATTACGTGCTTCAGAATCACCAGATTTTTTCTTAAATGTATCTGGGTACTTATTGTCTTGAATATTACCGTGTTTGTCGGTATCATGTGGGTTCGGTACATCGGATGCTTTCTTTAAGTCTGAATGTACACCATCCGCATAGATATCATTTGTTTCTTTCGGTGTTGGTGTATTCGATGGTCCTTTTGCTTTAGGTTGTTCTATTTGAATATTCGGATTTACCTTAGCATCTAATAGTTGAACCTCATCAGAACCCAAACCAGATTTAAAAGCAAAATCGTATTGACCAGCACAATTGAACATACCACCTGCTTTAGTAAAGGCTGCCACTGCACTTGTGAGACGATAATATCCATTATACTTAGCTTTTTCCTTATCCGTGAAGTACACTACGAACTCTTTATTTGGAGTCATAGCAAATAGATCATGGTCTAATAAATAGCATGATAAATGGAGATTCCGTTCATTGATTTCACTTAACATAACGGATTTATTGAAATCATTACCGAACTTATCTGATACAATGGTAGAGTTACCCATACCACGTTGTTTACCAGCACCACTCACTTCGGTTGTTTCGTTATTACCTGAATCAACAATGGTTACATTATTACCAGCAATCAAGTCTTGTGTTGTTGATGGTGTCTGTACACTAATGTTTTCTGGGTCAACGTACATGACGTATTCTTGTTCATCTGGTGATTCAAATGTCCCTGTTGCTTTACTAGATGAGTTACTATTATCAATCGCTGTGATAATAGTCTTTCTATACTCGCCTTGTTCATAACAGTCACAGGCACCAGATTTATTTAATACATATAGACATCGATAGTCATAGAACGACATAGTGCCGAAGTAATACGTACCATACGTTTGTTGTAAGTATTCGAACACGTTCATTAAGTTCATTGGTGGGATAATCACTTGAGGATATTGCTTATCATTATTCAATGGACTAATGAGCATTTTATCAATACCTGCATTGCCTAAGATATGACCAAGGGCAGATGATAAGGTACAGTCATTATAGATTTCATTGACTGTCTTTCTCATAGCGATTAAATCACGTTCTCTCCATAAGGAGATTTCATAGCTTTCGGTATAATCACTAACGTTGTACCAATGTTTATCTTCGGCTTTAATACCAGAAGATGTGCCACTACCTTTACCACCTTGAGCTTCATTGGTTTTATCGTATAATTTGCTTTCTTGGAATGGAGCCTCATCATCAATCAATACAATAAATGTATCATTGATAATATCATGATAACCCGAGTTCTGATTGTTAATATCGACAGCCACCAATCGGAATCGAATATTCACATCATTTTTATGATTGACAATCGCCTCATGTAACCGAGGTGGAAGTAATGTTTTAATTTCTAATATAGGATGGATTGCTTCATCATATAATTGGGTAAGAAAAATATTCTGGATGGCACTAGGTACCATATCGATTGGTTCTTGACCGGGTATTAACACCTGCCAAGCATCCACTCGATATCGGTACCTGTGATTTTGCATATTAGAGCGAAATTGGTTATTGCCACCAGCTGACCCACCCATTTTAAATGCTTTATCAAGCAACCCATTGACATCTAGTTTAGGAATATTCGGTCGTTTAACCGAACTGAATATATTCCTAAGTAAATTACCTGTGTCTAGCTTGATACCCATGTTATAATTGTTCCCTCATTTCATCAACTATGTCATATTGATTGAGTTCCATTAACATTAATGGATAATCAGAGAAATAACGGTCATTGATTTCCATCAATGTACTAGGGTCAGTTTTATCCGTAAGTTGATCAAAGATCTTCTCTTTTTGTACATCGGATAATACATCATATTGATATTCTAAATCAACGGCACGATAGTTACGTACTACTTGATTGGCAATATCATCTCGATTTAAGAAGTTGAAATTGGATTGGTTGATTACGTGAGCGATATTGGTAATGGTGAACGTTTCTTCATCGTCATCATTTAAATACCCTGCCTCATATAACTTCTCCAATGATTTATAGATTCGAATGAATCGGAACCCACTAACCCCTTTAATAGAACGTTTACGATTACCATTACAGGATATAATGAATGGGATGAGTAGTGGATTGATTAGTCGCTTTTCTTCAAACTTGTTTCGGAAACACATGTACTTGATTACATTCTTCTTGGTGATCAAGACAGCATCTTTTTTGAATTTAGTCACAAGTAGGAAGTTGTAGTTCACGTACTGTAAGTCATACTCATCTTTAGATATAATGATATTAATATTGGCGGGATACTTATTCTCCATATTAATAATCATCGGTACTAATGAGGATTCAACACTATCTGTACTTACCATGTATACATTCTCAATGTATTCGGTAATGATCCGCATAAACGAGATAGCTTCTTGAATGATACTATTGACAGTTAAGCGTTCCAAATCGGTTAAGGAACTGAAAAAGTGTTGACGATAATTCTCAACCAACGCCGTGTTGTTATATTCTATTTTATGCTCTGGTATCGCATTATAGTATAGGAAGATATTTGTCTTTATACGATTCTTAGAAAAGTATTTTCGGTAATGTGCCACAATGTTGATGAAGTTGGATATCATATTGCGATATAACTCATTCAATTCTTTTTTGGTGGCTACTTTAACGAACTTTTCAATCGTCGTATTCCTAATACTATTATACAATGACTCGAAGTTGATATAGATATTAGCCGTCTGCACAATTTGCTTTCCGGCTTTATTTGTTTCAGTTAACTTATTATTGAATAGCTTATCCAAGAACAAATATTTGATTTTAAATGAGTTGGCGTATGCATCAACAATCTCAAACATCTTGGTCACCATCAATCGTTAGCATATCATCATCGTCATCATCAGTTCCCATAAATGAATTCATATCGAATCCACCGAACTGCTTTTGTCTATCCGATATACTATCTTTTAGTTTACTAATGCTACCAAAACCCATACCTACAAGGGTATCTACAACGGTATCTACTTCTTCATTCGTTAATGAGATACCTTTACCGATGATAGGTTCATCACCTAATTTCATACTGCGAATATTGATATTAGCAGGACCATCATCAAAGGATGCTCGGATAATGAATTTACCCCAATTACTAGTATCAGATTCAGAGATATTTTCAATAATCTCTTCTACTTTAAAACGACTTGGGTCGTATGGTTTTCTTGCCATGATAGATTTGCCTCCTTTTTAATTTTCTGTGTAGGAGTAAAAAAATAATAGGCATGGACCCGAAGATCCATGCCTATTAGATTGACTGTTACCAATTAAACGTATTTAGAAGGGTCGAAGTCGCTTTGTTTGAATGTTTTATTCGCAAATGTTTTGTGAATAATTGCTTTGAACCCTTTTCTTCTTTGGTCGTGTACGTTTAAGATATCAACGATAAAATTACCTTGGTTCTCAGGGATATCGAAGATATAACGCATTACGATATCACAGTCCAATTTGAAACGAGCCGCATTACCATTTGGGGTAATTTGGAATTTGACTTCACGAGTAGTGAATTGTGCCAACGTTTCATTCAACTTTTTGTTGACCATGATATTACCTTGTGCTTTATCGGCTTTGTTATGGAAGAGGCGATTCATAACTTGATTATATCCAGTTCCATGGCCGTAACCACGTTTGCCACCTTTCATGCGTTTACGATCTTCTTTATCGAGTCGAAGAACGATGTACACATTGAATGGGTCAATTGGGTGTTTAGGGTTAACTTGTTTACCCTTTAGCACTTGAGAGAATGCTGTGTTATATTGAGTTACACAGTATACTTTTTGATGCACGTTTTCTACACCAAGGCGTTCCAAACATAATTCAACACTACGGTTGATTTGTTTATCTGTTACTTCATACGTAACACCCTTTGGAATTAGTGCCATGTTGTTAGCCAATAATTCATTAAAATTACGGGCTTGTTGGTCCATCACTGGACGTTGTTGATTGTTGCGGTTTTGTTGTGGGTTGGTTTGTTGACCACCTTGTTGACCGACTTGTTGATTGTTGCTCATATGTGCAACCTCCTCTAAGTGAAAAATAAAATAGTAATTAAGTCGAAAACGAATAGTTCAATTCGACTTGACTATTTGTTTACGACTTAATTAAATAATATATAGATAAATTCTTATTTAAGAATTTAACTCTAATTGAGTATCTTATGTTGCATAGCAGACATGGTAGATTGTACCTTACTTGCCCAACTCTTATCTGATGCATAGATACTATTCACAGAGGTAAGAGATGTATAGCCTCGATTGAAGTATACTTCTTTTATCATCTCACCCCAATGATCAATGCACGCTGCTTGACTAGAGAAGCCATACGCAGCTCCTTCATTACCATCATACGCAGCTATACCAAATAAGTTATTGCGGGATCTAGCTAAATAACTAGTACCCCAACCAGACTCATGGGCTGCTACTGAGATAGCAAATAAGGCGTTCACACCCCACCGTTCTTCCATCGCTTGGAATGCTTGACCAAGACCTGCAAGGTTAGTGCCTGATAACGCTTTATCAAGTTCTTCTGCGGATAGATTGGTTGGTTGGGTGATATCATTTGTAATATTGGTTCGTTTCTCTTGGGCGACATGTCGTCCTGCTGTATAGCGAGATACGAGATGAAGATCTCGTACACTACGAATAGACCAAATCACATCTGACTCAGGAATAAAGTATCGAGTCCCATTCAGTTCAAAAGCGATAAACTTACCTTTGAATAGATGAGTAATTCGAGTTGTTTCCACAGCAGGTAAATGGATTTTCGATGCATTACCAAACTTTTTAAATGTTTCCGTTAAGCTGACCATCTTATAGTCAGTTGGTAGTTTGGTAAATACTTCAGTGCCAGATAGATCTGTATTTTTAGGTTTAAATTGAATATAGAATGAGTTTTTAGCAATATCTTTAGGTACTTTTGCTAACCCATTCATGGATGTTAAGTATCCACGTTCACTTAGCGAGTATTTAGTTTTTTCATCAGGGATGACAGTGAATTCACCCTGTTTTAACTTGGTTTCCTTTCCATCGTTTGAAATAATGGTAACGTCTTTTGATGTTACTAGATAAATGGAGTTTGTCAAATCAACATCCTCTACATTTTCTGTCGCTAACTGCGACGTGTCCCCTTTGTCACTATTGTACTTGGATCCAGCATCTTGTACTGAAAAAGCTTTTGGGTCATTTTGGTACTCGCTCACACCAAGAATGACTGTTATAATGAGGACGAATTTGATGATTTGCATGATTGATTTCTTCAAGTCATCATCTCCTTTCTTCATTAGAACATTGTTACATACGTATTGTGCTCTAATAACAATAAAAATACAGATACAGTGAATGACACTGTATCTGTATAATATATACTTATAAGTTGAATACGTATTTGTAGGCTTGAGCTAAGTAATCTCTAAGCTTATCAGAGTTGCTAACAATATAGAGTTTTCTATCCCAGCGATTCTTAAATAGGTAATCTGAGAACAAGAATGTTTGATCTACCTTCTGAATATGGAATAGTGTAGAACGTACTAGCTGAATGAGTTCCTTATATTGAGGAAGGTTCAAATCTTCATTACGGTCAGCTAGCTTACTGGTGATGATACACATACCTAATGTAACAGCATCTTTAAGCATCGCAATATTATCATTCTCTATACCAACCTTAACATAGTCACGTAGATAGAGTGTTGGATTATCGAAATACATACAAGGATTGAATTGGATACCTAGATGGGCAGATGACATTTTAATCCCTTGAAGGAATTCATCGAGTTGTTGTACCATGGAAGGTAAGTATCCTGTAAAGTCAGTGTCGGATACAATCGTAGCTTTCTTAATATCTGGATTGATATTTTGAACACTGATTAACTTATCATATCGAATATGTCTAGTGATTTGGTCAAGTAGAATGTTTCTATCACGATCACTCTCGGGATTTAATCCACATACTTCTCGATATTCATCAGTAATTTTAACACTACCTTCAAATACAGAGATAAGTGGATACTTAACGATGAAAATAGCTTGAGACGCTAAGTCTACATAACACCGAGCGTAATAACATAGGCCATTACGAGAGTTATATAACCAGAATTGATTTTCTAAGTCACAAGTATCACGTTCGATATAGTATTCAATATCAGATGGTTCACTATCCATCAATAATAGGTGAGCAGCTAATACTGCATTAGCTGGACGGTCAGTATTAATAGCTTTATAGGTATATTCATAGATAGCGTACGGTAACCCAACTGGAACTGCTAGATGTTGAATGAAACCAATTAGAGATTCTGGGAATCCTTTTGTTTGTAATGAGGGAGCTACATTTTCGATATAGTTCTTAATATCATCTGTCATAGCAGAACCTAATAGAATGGATATGGTTTTATATTCCATATAGTCGGCTGGTTGACGTAATGCATTAATAACCATTTGTGCAACCTCTCCATCGCCCATATTACGTTCAAGAAGGTTATTGATAATATCAGCCATACCACCATTATATAATAAGGCTATGATTTTATCAGCTCTTTCTCTAGCAGACATACCAGGTGTACTGGATATCATTTTGATATACGCTTGATATTCAGTTGGATAGTCATAGCAACCTTCATAGGATATCATAAATGGAGTTGCTTCTAGTTGAAGAGAGGCTTTGTTTAACGATTCTCTTAGAATTGGATAGATTGTTGGGAATACAGATTCATCAACAGAGTCTAATCGTTGAGAGAAATCTAAGGTATCTCTCATTAAGTACTCTTTAGCTACATCATCAATCGCTAAGGAATGTTTATCTTCATCATCGATGACAGTTTGGATATTCCCATTAGCGATTAGCGTTTGTAGTTTACGGGTATCATCTAATGAATTGAATTCTTCAGTAGGAAGTTTCTTGGATAATACTTGTGTACTACCATTGGTAGCCCCAACGATTGGTTCTAATGTGCCTACATTGGAAGCTTCCATCACTTGAATAGAACCTTTTTTAGTTCCATATTTACGAACGTCAAAGTAACGCATTAACTTACCTTTGAATTGAATGGATTCCGCTAATCCTAATTCATGTAAGCGACGTCCAATATTGTTAGCTAGAGTATTTTTATACTCTTCTTCGCATAAATCGAAGAAGCGAATACAACCTTCTACTTCTTCTTGGGTATACATAGGGAATCTACGTTGATCTGGTAACCCAAAGTATTCACTTGGGTACCGATAGATATCAGTAATATCAGTTATCATAGGTATAATCTCCTTATCTATAGTACAGTTTTATTTTTTGCTGTCACAAGTAATTAATGAATGTTATATATTTGTGAACCTCATAGTATAACATTTATAGATTTTTTGTAATAGGAGGTGAGGTACTAAGATGAGTAGACGACACCAAGCGAGTAAACGATTCAGAGAAAAGCGTAAACCGATTAAATCTCAATCCAATAACTCGCGAATGAATAAGGATTGTGTGTCCTCTATATTAGACTCTCAACAAGAGAAACGAAAAGCCACTACCCCATCTCATGTACAACCGGGTGATGTGTTTATTATGCGAGATAATGGGTATGATGCTGAGAATAAACACAAGGAGATTCCAGATACCCAAGTCATTCGTTATGATAGACCAGTTGTGGTTATGGCAACTAGTAAAAATACAGTGAATGTATTACCATTGTCGACGAAAATTCGACCATTCGATACACTATACCCAGTTGTTATTGAACAGGGATTAGAATCACAAGTTATTATCTCACAAGCACTGACAGTAGACTTTGATAACTTAGCTGATTTTATCGGAACACTTAGACCGGATGTGTTCCATGATATGCGTGAAGCATTAAGTAAGTATGTATTACATGGAGCTTCTCATGTGAAGAGAACTGTACAACGATACGAGATGGATATGATACGGTATGAACCATTTGGTATCTATGTACATCAACTCACAAACGAGAGATTCATGATGTTAAAAACGAAAAAGAAAACGTTTATTAAGGTTCCCGTTGAGATATTAAAAGAGAGTGATATCTTACCAACGGATGTAAAAGTATTTTGTGGGTATGTGCGATTACATAAGGTGCAGTTGGTATTACCAGATGAACTGTGTGATGACCATAATCTATTATACATTGGAGAAGAGTATCGAAAATCGATTCGCAAAAAAATTGTGGATATGATTAGTGGTTGCTTTGGTATTAAAATCAGAAATTCTATGTTAAAACCTGATTCTATCGATATCAAAGAAACGATGGCGATTGCTAAAGTCATTTCTTCTTCTGACTACATCAATGGTATTAAAGTCATTGATGATATATGTAGAAATCATGTTAAGATATACTTGGATGATCCACAAACATTTGTAAAGAAAGCATTTAAGAAATTAACAACATTCACGTCACCAACACAGTTGATTGATGTAATAAACGAGAGATTATTACTCATGAGTGATATGCTAGTATGTGATACTCGTGTATTACGCATTGGTGAACAGAATTTTGCTGATATACTAGAGAGAAGACTTAGTAAACATAATAAAGGTTTTATTTGTAATAACAAAGGCATTGTAACAAAATACAATAATACTGATCGCAAATATTATCTTAAAAATGTACGATGGATTTATAAATACCATCAACGTAATAACAAAAAATAAGAAGAAGAGTATACGGATTGAACCGTATACTCTTCTTTTTGTCATTATCGAGGATCATAAACCCCTTTGATACCGGCTTTACGATACCAGTTAGCTTTACCACGGATAACATCGCCACCACGACGATACCCTTTTTTACCATATGGGTCATATACAGGAGACTCAGGTGTTCCTAAGAATTCCAAGTCCCAACGTTCTACAGTAGATTTAGGACCATATGGTTCATGGCACCAAACGCCATCTTCATTATCCCCAGCTTCACCATGTGTCATAACACGAGCTTTATCGATAGTTAAGTCGAATGCATTAGCTAATACGCACACAACTTGGGACATAGTTTCAATTTGAGCTGCCGTTGGTGGTTCACTACCTAACCCATTAGGAGTTGCATCAAAGCAACCTAATAATGTAATAGCAATAGAACCTGTATTGCGATGCCAAGTGCCATATAGGATATCGTCTAAATTGACACCCGCAGGCATATAGATGTCACCAGCCTTATCAATTTGGATATGATAATCATCCCAGAATTGACCATAACGACCAGCTGTCCAGTGGAGATATAATTTAACATCGCGACCTACGGAACGAGCTTGGTTCCAAAGGGACCAATACACAGCCGTAGCTTTTTTCTTAAGATCAGACAACGTCACCTTTACCATGGCAGAACGAGGTAAGACTTCAGACATATATTACAACCTCCTTATGAGATACTATATAAACATTGTGATTACCACATTGTCCATAAATCGATTTTAAAAAAGGATAGAGGAAAGTCACGTAGCCGTTTGGGTTATGGAGCTACGTGACTTTCCAGCTATTGAAAAGGTTAAACTAAATAAATGACGAGTTTATTCAGCTACTAGTATGTTGATACCAAGTAATATTTTATATTATTCTGGTTTAATTTTGATCTTATTTCTACGTTCCTCTGGGGAAAGATCATCTGAACGAAGTTTATTGATCAATGCTAAGAAATCCCCATATTTCTTATTCACAACTTTGATATAGTTGTTATCTCGTTGCTTCAATAACGCATCGTCTTTATACTTTTCTTTAACTTTATCCACAGCTTGGATTTTATGATGCATATTTGGATTATCTCCACCATCTTTGATTTCGACTTCTAAGCGAAGATCAGGGATATAAAAATCTGGGATATAAAAATGATCTTCTCCGTTATATTGGTATCGATATACATTTGGTGATGGGGCAATGATATCAGCGGATTCAAAATTAAATACGGTATCGCAGTTCAATAGGAAGTCTTTCTCATAGGAACCGACATAGGTAGTTGGTTCTCCACCGTTTTCCCATTGATACTTACCAGAAATCTTTCTAGCAGCTAACATTTTCTTTTGATGTTCTGGGTCGTTAGCTAAATTATACTTATTGTAGACTCGCATCATACGTTCTTTAAAGATCTCTCTATTCTTTTGAGCACATTCTTTTCTACCACAGAGTCTAGCATATTTGTGTGTTTTTGGATTCCAAGGGGTTCTTCGTTTACATATGACACAGACTGTATGTTTGTCGTGTGTTAAGTCATAGTAATATTGATCAGAAGGGATTCCTTCAGGAATCATATCAGAATGAGCACGTTCAATATGATCATATACCGCATCTTTACTCACGTAATTCTTACGACAAATTGGACATTTACATTTTCTAATGGTATTGAGTTTCAAGGTGTCACCTACTTTACATAATTCTAGTTATATTACTAATCAGTCGTATAATAAGTGGATAGTATGTACGAATACACACTATCCACGAGTTGATATAGGAGACTATTAGTTATATGTATATTCTTAATGGATAGTTTTTGCCGTTAACAATTACTATAGCCTTGACAAGTAAGTAGGAAGGATTGAGTTTTTTGTTCCACTCCGAATAACAATCATTACATACAAAAACACATTCATACTAGTACAATCCTTCCTACTTAATTTTGTTTTGATGTATATATTATAATAGCGATACATCAGATTATATACATAAGGAGGACAATATGATGGAACTAAAACCAGAAGTCCACATCATCACATTAGATGAAGCCACCTTATATAATACAATAGCATCATATAAAGAATCCCATGAACTACTACATTTATTCACGGATGAAAATGTACGTATAGTTCATGGGATTAAACTACATAAATATGATGGTATGTTATATCATGTGGCACATGATGACGTGACTAACCAATCACGATATCGTCTAATTGGTCCTATCGATCAACCAGACGAATCAATTATTTTTAAATTTGCTCAAATTATACTGGAGTATAATGAAGAAGAGTATGTGATTAGAGATGATTTCAAAGTAACCTCTATCTTTTATAAGAACGGTAAACGTAATGAAATCATTCACACCAATCCACAACGATATCGAATTCGTGATGATTATGTGGTAGCCTATAATCGCTGCCATGGATATTATTACAAAGATTTATGTGTGTGGAAAGACGGTAATTTTATCGGATTAGATGTCGGTAGACTCTTGAAGTTTACGAATATCATCCGTATTGAAGATGTAATCGCTATTGGGACAACAGATAGTATTCGAATGAATGAACACTATAAGGATCCAACAAACGTATTGAGTGAGTTAGTATCTACCCAAGCGTTTTATGTAAAAAATAAGCTAGGGTACATTGAATTTAAACTCAGGTATGAGAATGTGAAAATAGAAGATATTCTATTCACCATTGATGATACGGCAACCAATTCAATCATTGGTACGACACCTAATCGTGTACTATTACAAACCTTCAATATCGATTACTCTATGGTAGATATTGCAGTTCATGAACTTATGAACAATCGAGAGATACGCATTTACCCAGGTAATCTTCATTATAGTAATGATGAAGTTACCTTCACGATTAAATCAGAAAGTGATAGTTTTGGTTATATATTGATATTGGAAACGGTCGATATAGACTGTGTCCGTATCTCCATATATAAACGCGGTGAAGGTCGTATCTATACAACCACAACTCGAAACCATAATTACAAGGATGAATTAGTACAACTACTCAACGTATAATAAAAAATTACTAGAAAACAACTCCTTAATGGAGTTATGACCATTATGTATACTATATATAAAACAGTATAGTAATATTTTAACGTAAATAACGTTGTACAACACATTTTTCCTTTAAAGGAGGACTTACAATGTCTGATGTAAAAGAATTATCTTTAGAAGAACTATTGGCATTAGAAGCTGATCTAGTTTCCGATGAAGATGTTGAAGCTACATTGGAAGCTGACGCTGCTGAAGATGGCACTGAAGTAGAAGACGCTCCTGAAGTTGAAACAGAAGATGTAAACCCAGAAGATATCCCATCTGATGACGAAGATGCTGAAGATGACGATGAAGAAGAAGACGATGATGACGACGATGATGAAGTCGAAGAATCTACTTTCGCCGCTCTTTTCTTGAATGAGTTTGCAACTCCAGATGAAATCCAAGCTATGGCTGAATCCTATGATGAAATGGCTGCATTGTCTGAAAACATGGGTGTGGCTATGGAAAAAGTAATTGTGAAAATGGATAAAAAATCCCGTTTAACACACTTGCAAAAAGCTGCTGTATTCAAATTAGCTAATGCTGCAAACGATCCTAAATACCGCAAATTGTTGACTTTGTGGAAACAAGAACGTCAAATCGAAGCATACTTGAGCAAAAAATATGCTTCTAAAGCATCTAAGATCGCTAAAGCTAAAATCAAAAACTATACTGCAACTGGTCTTAAGAAAGTTGCTGGTGACCCTAAAAAAGAAGTTGGTAAAGGTAAAATTGCTGACAAAGTGGCTGCTCGTGCAGTTGAACAAACTAAAAAATCCTTCTCTAATAAATAATAGAAGGTTTCAAGATGGTATACCGTTTGGTATACCATCTTCTTTTACCCTGTTAGTAGTCTATAATAGTCGTATGAACGATGTATTATAGGGTATTATATATTTTATTTCATTTTTTCATGAAAAGGAGAACAATATCATGGAATTTTTAACAACACTTGACCCTATTCGCGTACTTAGTTATGTAGCCATCCTTGGCGTAATCGTTGTCATTGGATTTGATATTTATGGTCGAATCCAAGCAAACAAAAAACGTAAAGAACGCGAACTTAGACGTGCCGAATTACGAGAAGAACGACTAGCAGAACGCCGTCGTCAAGAAATTCGTGACCAACATGAATGGGAAGAACGTATTCAAGAAAATCGTCGTAAAACATTGGATACAGCCCGATTGTCACGATACAGTATGATTAATCGACGTCGATAGGAGGAGATGTATGGATATAATCGATCTCTTTACTACTAAAAAACGTCGAATCATTCAAGTCAAAGAACTTGAAAAAATGATTGATACCTATGGGTTAGAAACGGCATATTCGATGATGACCAATCGACAACGTAAAGCGATTCGTTTACATATTACAAGTCAATGGTTCTTTACCGATATTATGCATCCAGAAAATCCAGCGTTACCTGAATTTAAAAATAGCAGTTATTTTGCTGATCCATCATCTATGGAACCTATGTTTACACAGTATCTGTATGAGCGATATGGATTAACGAATGATAATACAGTTTTTATTCAGGAAACATTTTTGGAATTCATTCCAAAATACATTGATATATTATACACCAGCTATCTAGGAGATTTATTACTATACTAGAGAGGGTGTTGATATGGATGTACAGCAAGGACGAAGTCGTAGACGGATAGGACGATTTGGAGAGTTTATCTTTGAATTTGTTATATTGCCGAATAGCGACAAGTTTACTTCGAAACCAGGTCCTTCCATAGAAGGGCTTAGTGATACTCGTATCATGGAATCAAACTCAACACACACTGGATTTGTTTCTATGTCTCTTCGATCAAATCGAGGGTATGACCCCAATGGACGAGTGACTATACCGAATCGACTCATTCATCGGTTTATGAAAGTATTCAAAGCGATGGAAAAAGCATTTGATCGTGATGATATATTCTTTACCGATGATGAAGGGAAATTAGCAATTGATACAACTGTAGCGAATCAATTAGCAATCACAATACCATTAGTCGATTCAAAACAATTAAAGATTAAGCACGAACTCATCTATGCTGATGACAGTGATAAACCATATGAAGGTGTAATTATTTATCTAAATCGTCATGCTACCTACGGGTATATGACATATGATGAGTTATGTGCTTGTATTTATAATATGGATAAGGTTGATTACTTTGTATATACCGAATTGATGGTGATGGAACAACTAGAACGAGCCCTATTACGCGAACGGTCCAATGAATCCATTGGACAAATGATGGACTTAGGTGCTAGGATAGATAAAATACAGGCAATCAATAAATCAGGTGAAAATGAGGAGTAATATAATGGCAGAAAAAGATACAATCAACCTCACAAAAGAGAAAATGTATATAAGTATCAATGATACACTGTATACAGTACTTCCCTATATAGAGGGTGAACGATTAGAAAAGGGTGTAGGCTATATCTATAAAGATAAAGTCTATATCTACGATGGTAAAATGAACAAGCATAAATACATCGAAGCAGGTCATGCTTATAAAGATGATGATGGCAAAGTTCATTTCGTTAAACCTGAAGGTGTGGAGCACGATGTAGATAATGTCGTGATGGTTAATAAACAAGCCATGAATGAAATGGATGATGCTGACTTAAAGACATTCGACCCACGATTAGCTGAGTTGAATGAAAGCAATATCTTTGCTCC